ATCACAAGATAACGCTGTGACATTGGTACGTCAGCATCGTCAAGGGTCTGGATCATCTTACGAATACCAGCATCAGTCAAAGAAGCACCGTTACCAGTATTAGAGCTTGCCGCTGGATCCCAGCCAGTGCTGCCGTCAGAACCGAGAACAGCACCGCTGTAATCAGTACCGCCCTGGAACCCACCAAACAGGTTGCCAAGAGTCGTGTCAACCCGCTTAGCAAGCGAGAAGCCAGCGTCATCAGTGTAGAACTGACGCAAGCTGCTAAGAGCCTGAGTCTCTACGATGTCCTCGATCATCCGGGAATGCTCCCAGTGCTGATCAATGTTCACCAACACTTCGCTCTCAACGTTTGAGATGAGCGTTACCTGCGTCTCAGCAGCTTTCTGGTTAGCTTCGCCACGGACAGGTGCAGGGATGTGGATCACATCGCCCTTTTTGCCCTGATGGTTCATGTTTTTAACAAGGTTGGCTAGAACAAGATTAGACTTGTAAGCCGCAATAACTTCGTCTGACCAAACCTCTGGGACGAAAGTCGCCGCTGAAGTTTTAGTGACGTGATTAGTTCCTAAAGCCATGATTAAAATCTCCTACGATTTATTTAACTCTCCCTTCAGAATATGCCTTCATAATTTCATCTTGCATGGACATATATCTTTCAGGGTCTTGCATTTTCATTTTAATAAGGTCAGCTCGTCGGTAGACTTTCTTAGTTCCCTTATTGCGATTACTTGTGCCTTCTAGGGTAGCCTTTTTACGGGCGCTCTCTTGGTCGGCCTTTGTAGTATCTTCGCTCACATTAGCACCTAAATTTGGACGAATGGACTTGTAAAGGTCAAACAGCTCATTAGCTGCCTCATAGTCAAAAGCATCTGCTTTTTGAGCAAGCTCTTGTCTATACCTTGACGCTCCTACAAACTCAGCAAAAGCTGGCTCTGTTGCAAGGTTAGTGTAGTCAGGGTGCTTTTCTACAAAAGCCTTGTGAGCTGACTCTCTTTCCTTGCCTTCAAGCTGTGCTTTTAGCTGCTGTACCTCTTGAGCCAATGGTGACTTTTCAAGGTACTTGTCCGTCGCCTTTTTAGGTGAGGAAAACCAATCATCGTCTGACAACACTTCCGTTTCGGTCGTATCGACTCGCTGTTGGTTATTTTTCTTTTGCTGGATTTCTAGCTGAAGAAGCTCGTCTGTTAACTTACGAAGCTCTCCAATTTCGTTACCTTTACGACCGTACTCTTTTTCAAGATTCCGGTACATATCGACAACATCTTCAAAAGACTTGCCCTGAAACTTCTCAGGTACTTCGTCAGTTGCAGGTGCCGGTTCAGATACTTCTACCTCTTCCTCATAGTTTTGAGTCGGATCGAGAATTTCCTCACCTTCTTCTGCTTGAACTTCGTCTTGCTGATCCAATAGTCTGCTATCCATCTATCCTCCTGCCTTATTAACTGAAAAGGGTTCTAGGAGTGAATTTAACCACGGCTTCTAGCCGCAATTTCGTGGCGTCTTGCCCAACGGTCTGCTGCCGTGGGGTACGCTGGGTCATAGCCAGGTAACGTAAAGTTACACGAGCTAATGATTGATGCTGCTTCTTTACCGCAATGCTTACACTCAACAGGTTCACCGGCTTCGTTAGCCATCCCCTCCCAAGTGGTATTGCAAAAGTCGCAACGAATATCAAATATCTTCATCTGTTTCCTCTGCTTGAATAAACTCGTACTGTGATTCAACAAGGTCTCTAAAAGAAACAATAGATCTTAATATATCAACTTGTCCTTTCGCCTTGTAAAGGTCTTTTTCCGAATCTAAATCAATTGCAGTAGAAATTTTATCTCTTAAAAGATCTTCGCAATAAGACCTAAACGTTTCCCATTCCGGGCGTGACGTTAGGTTGAATAGGTCCTGGTAAAACTTCTCTGTTACCGGGTTCTGTAGTGCCATTTAGTTCACTCCCGTTTTGCCGATTAGCGCGGGCTGCAAGTAAGTCAAGTATTTCTTTTTGCAACTGCATGTCTAGCTTGTCTTGTCCAAGCTCAATTTCTGCCAAAGTTTTAAGTCTGTCAGCTTCGTTTCTTGAAGTTCTGCTTTGACGCTCTTCAATCTCAGACTGCTCTTTAGCCAGTGCTAGTTCAGCTTCAAGCTGCTGAATTTGCTGCGCCTGTGGATCAGGCTGCATCATCTGCTCAATAACTGTGACCAGCTCTTCCTTGTTGCTAAGGCTTGAGTTGTCATAAATTGCCTTGAGCATAACCATGAATGCTGGAGACTGTGGTGGTACAGTTTGTAGTAAGCTAATTAGCTGCTGCTGTTCTAATTCTCTAGCAGTAATGCCCAGTGTAGATTTAGTGACAAAGTTAATGTCTCTAACTGGAAAGTTCTCTTCGTCAAACTGCATAAACCGCCATGTTGCTTTTTTAAGAAACGGTTTAATTAGATTACGCTCAATGTTGCTTAAGATGCGACGTGATCGTTTAATTGCTGTAGAAAGCGCCATCGACATACCAGAGGCAGTCGAGTTGGTCGGAGCAACATTAAGTGGTGAAGACGGGTCAGATGTGCCTGTAGCCACCTGCACCATTCTTTCAAGATCTCCAGTTGACTGGAAAATCGCTGGATCGACTTGACCAAAATTAAACGGGCTAAGGATCTCTCTAGGATTGCCGTTAGTCGGAATAGTTTTTCCAGGACTTACCGTAAAGCTAGACGATCTTGGCATTCTCGTAGCGTCAATACCCATCATTGGGTGGACAGTCAATGCCAAGCCATCCATTCTTGCTCTTAGTTCAGCATCTAATGCTTTTTGACTGTTGTATCCTTTTTCGCAAACACCTCTACCCCAAAAACTGTTGGGTACGGTGTCGTGTTGAAAAGCAACTAGCGGTCTATCTTCGTTCCAGAACGGGTTTCTAATGGCCCGTAAAATTTTAGAGTCATTGGCAATCGTAACAATTGCTTCTACAAGGTTTTCGCCAATAACATTAAAAGGTGTCGCTGCATTATTTTCTACATCAGTGCTTTGAGCACCAAAATCAAGCTCTACCAGCTCTTCATTATCTTCTAATTCTACGTCTAATAGCGATTCTGGCACTAAACCAAAATATTCAATAATTTTTACGCCTGTAGAATCATCTTGATCTTCGCCTGAAGTTCTGTCAGAGGCTTTTACTTCAGAAACATCACCTGCGCGGTAAATTCCTGACATTTGCTTGTTAACAATGTCGTGCAAAGGCTTGTAAGTAACGTGAACACAGTATTCTGCTTCATCAATGTTTCTAGCTGAAGGGTCAATTGCAAAATCAAAAGGAGAAATTGACTCAATTTTGACTAAAAACCTGTCTACGTCAACAACTTCAGTGGTTGTAATTTGCTGCTGTAGTTCCTGTGCTTGTTCTGGAGCAATTTGCTGAGATTCTACTAACTGAGCAATCTGTAAAGATCCCTGCTCATCAACATTTTGTACTATTTCTTTGTTATTTGTTGTTTCGGTAATAATTTTACCGATAGCTGTGCCATAAATAGCAGCGTTCAGGAACATTTCTGACATAGCTGACGGCACTTGAGCTTGCTCAAAACGTTCCATAAGAAACATTCTAAGCACTTGTAAGTCTTTGTCTTCACCTGCTAAACGGTCTTCGTAGTCGTCTACTAAATCAAACCACTGTTTTCGACCAAAAATAGCTTCTTCTTGCTCTGCTACAATAGACTCTACCGCCGATTGCAGGGCTGGTGAAATAAGTTTTGATCTTTCTGATTGCCTAGATTTATCGCTACTGTTCCAGATTCCGCGCCAAAGTCTATAATACTCTTCCCACTTTTTTTCGTAGTTCTGGTCTCTGTAGCGCTCTCCTTCTTGTACTCTTGATAGGCACCAAGAAAGCAGGCGTGAATCAACATCTGATCCGCTTAACGCTTCTTCTGATTCGTTATCAATATCAACGATATTACCAATGGCCATATTTATCAGTACCCACTTACATCATCAAGAGGTTCCCATTCCTCATTAAAATCATCATCACTGAAGTAGGAAGTTGTCGCTACTTGATCAATGTACGCTAAAGCATCTAGCATATCGTCGTGACTTAATGGGTTGGGGAAGTCTAGTGCTTGGTTAATAAATTTTTTAACCCACCTTGGGTCTACACAATCACCTGTGTCAGACGGGAAAAACAATCTACCGTGTTCTAATCTACCTTGGAGTGCCCAAGCAATCCGTTCTGTTTTCTTTTTACCGCCGTGAGTCACATCTGTGATGTGAGGGAAAATGCTTAATCGTCTCATC